GTCGCAGGTTCGAATCCTGCTGGGCGTGCCAGTAAAATCAAGGACTTAGGCAAACGGCCTGAGTCCTTATTTTCATATGCCTGGGTCTTCCCTGTTTCCGACCCATAAGCAGTAGTCTTCTTAGAAGAAGTAAATTGCACAAGAATTGCGAGAGATAATTGCACGGAAGTGCGAGAGACTTTGATTTCCCTGACTTTGGACAAAAAAATCCTGTTTGTTTTGGAGTGGGGCATTTTGTCCCAATTTAATCAAAAGTGCATCGTGTCTCATATTACAATATGAGACATTGATTGAGACACTATTTCTCCAAAACAACGGGCTAAGTTCTAGACCGGATCAGAGAGTTCGGCTCGTATTTAGTCTTCACCGGCGTTAACTTATAGGTAACATTGGTGGCATTTATGTGATGCCATTCACCAAGATGATCTCGCTTCAAGATTATTTAGTCGCATAACGCACAACGAAAGAATATCCGGGAAGAATAGAACGCCATATCTTTTACCGTGGACTTTCGAAATACTTCCTAAGTCTATTTCCCAGCATCAGGCTTCAGATGTATCATGGGGACAAAGGACCTTTTTCTACGGGATATTCCTTTCGGCGTCGTTATGATTCATACGCTATCTCCTTTCCTTGAATAATTCCTGATTAATATTTCCTGCCTGGGCTTTCCTTTGCTATTGCTTTGCCTGCCCGAGCTGTATCTGGTTGTGACGGATTCTATATGGAAGTCTTTAAAAAGTCTTCTCATCAAGGGATGATCGCCGAGAGACAGTATAAATTTACCCTGTATTTGACTCAAGGCGCTCGCCAAAGCAGAGAAATCCGATTCCTCGAAATTATACCGGTAATCTTTCGTCCTATAGTAGGGTGGATCGAGATAGAAAAGCGTATGAGGTCGATCATATCGCTCCAGACAATCATTCCACTCAAGGTTTTCAATGGTCACCCTGGCCAGACGCCAGTGCATCTCGAGTATCTGCTCCTCCAAATCTAAAAGATTGAGGCGTGGCTTTGATGTTGTGCCGTAACCAAAATGCTGGTTGACTGTACGGCTGCCGAAACTTATCTTCAATAAGTAAAAAAACTTGACTGCTCTCATGATGTCAGTCAAAGTGAAGGTATCCTGTTGCTTTAAGATTTCAAAGATCTTGCGGGATATCAAAAGATACTTAAACTGCCTCACAAACTCTTCAAAATGGTTTTGAATGACGCGATACAGGTTCACAAGTTCCTCGTCCCGATCGTTAATTACCTCGACACTTGAAGGCTCTTTTCTGAAAAACACCCATGCCGCACCGGAGAATACTTCACAGTAGCAAAGATGCTCAGGGAAGCGCTCGATAATCTTTTTGGCCAGTAGTGATTTACCTCCTATATAACTTAGCGGACTATTCATTCGCTCCTCCTCCAGGCCCGTTAAAGTTTCCCTTTTTATATGCCGATATATAATAAGGGAGGCCGGGCCTTGTGCCTGTTCGGATGGTGTTGCATCCGTTCGGTGAGGAGGGTATGCCTCCTTGCCGGTTTCCCTTGACCTACCAAAGGTAGCCGAACAGATCAACCTCGACATTAGCTGCTCCGGTAGATCCTGTATTGATTTTCAAGCCAAACCCCGTACCGGCAGCATAGACTGTCTTCTTGGTTGGGACTATGGGCGGTCCCGCCGCTTGTGCCGGTTGCATTACAAGGCCGTAATCGGTCGTGGCTGTAAATGCACTTAGACTCACCTGCTGTATCCAATCGGCGGCGCCGGCGTCCCCTCCAATATCAAGGTCGACCAGCCCGGCTAAGGTGGCGGAAGGTTCCCGGAATACTACTCCAAGCGGAATAAATACTTTATCGGACGGAACAGTGAATAATGTCTGTTTCGTGAGCGTCTGCCCATTGATGGTTGTTGTTGACACTAAACTCGCTGCTTTCTCTCTTAGATCCATTTCAAACTATCCTTTCATTATCACTATTTCGTTGTTCATGCAGATAATCTTATTATCCATACAGACAATGGCTTGCTCAACCGCAGCCAATCCTGCGGGAGTAACTACTTTAGAAGCGTCTTTCATTGCCACACATTCGTTGCTTGCTGCCAATGCCGCCAATCCCCTCTTGGCAGTAGAGGCATCATCAATATGAATAAGACCGGTAAGAAATATAGATGTTGAAGAGAGTATAATCCCTACCATTTGTGCATGATCAGCGGGTTTTGTGGCTGTGATCGCTCCAGGCGTTGAGGGGTCGAGATAGACTTTGCCCCCCACGGTTGCCCATGCCCACGAAGGGTTGGTTATCGGTCCAATCCTTTGAAATCTAAATGCGGCATCAGGTGCTGCGGCATCTATCGCCAAGCCCATACAAGGTTGTTGGGTGCCGTCGGCCTGAGCCAGATCGTATTTACTGTCAAAACCATCTAGGTAAACAGCCTCGAATTGAGCAATGACTTCGCCTGCGGTACCCTCGCCATAGGTATGTAAATGATTGTCTATCTTCCCCACGTTGGCCGTAACGATCCCGGATTTGTCTGCGGTGCTGTAGGCCATATCCTCCAGTTCGTATTTGCTTGTAAATGCCATCTTGCCTCCGTGCGTCTCTATCCTTTGTTTACCGTTAATGAATCATAATCCGACGTATATCTCCGGCCGGATTCATCGGAATAATTACTGATTCTGAACTCTATCGAGTCGGCAGCCGCGCCGTTATCCGATACATTCATGGCATTGGTATAAGTCCACGTCACGTCGCTTATGCCCTCTGTGGTCCTTACCAGAGCGGCGGACACATAGACTTCCATCTTAAAATATCCCTCTATGGTCGCAGGCGCTGTGTTTTCAAAGTCCGCCCAATCCGCTCCACGTATCCTGGCCCGCCAGGTCAATACAATATCATCCCCTCCGGTATATACCGGCCTGATCCCCTGTCCGTCCGCCTGCAGGTTGATGGGCTTGTAAGGGATAAGCGCCCTGCCTGTAATCGCCAGGGTGACGGCGGATGCATCGCTTAACTCTCCGAAAGATGCGGAGTTATACGGCACAAGCTTGAAATATCGTGTCTGGCCGGGCAGCAGGTCAGGGCTCTCCACGAGACCGAAAAGGGATGAATCCAATATCCAGAAATCCTCTCCAGCCGAATGCCCGGTCTTTTCCGTATCGAGTCTGCCCCTGAAGATATTCTCCAGTTTATATGTCGTGCCGCTCACCGGGGTAATCGTCTGGAATGATATAATCTCGGATCCTAGAAGGGCCAGATGAGTGCCCTCGAACAGCTTTTTTCTTGATATGGTTTCAATGGATGCCACATTGCTCTTTGCGGAGAATGTGATATTAAAACCGGTCTCGTCGTCTATGCCGTAGGTATCGGTCCCGTAGTCGGCGTCCAGTGTCCCGTAAGGCGTATATGCGGAAGCTCCGGCGATTTTCGTGTATGTCGCGCCGTCATCGCTCATATAAATCAGGTACCCGAGTTCCGTGCCCTTCTCTTTTCCTGTTATTGCCATAACCTTCAGGGCTGCGCCTGCAAGGACGTATGGCGCCTCAACGACATCAACCGCAGTCAGCGCGGTGACTGACGTGTCTCTGACGTCCGGATCACCTTCCACGGCAGTGAAGTCCATCGCAGAGCTTAGATACTCGATATCCTCCTCGGCGCTGACTGTGATCTCTTCGGATTCAGCGTCGCCTTCCGATATATTCGCCACACGGCAAACCATGCCCGATATGGAATAGGGGGTGTAATTCAGGAGAAACAGGTCTCCGGGATCCCACCGAAAGACATTCCTGTTGGCAGGGAATCCGATCTGCGCTAACGGCCAGGCCTCTCTCTTTAGTATCCTGTCCGCTATCCAGGCCACATTGACCGGATCGTTGAACATCCCCATCTTGATGGTCTTATGATTGATCTTGCCTACAAGTTTCTGGTTCGCCACATCTGGGACTTTTATCGCCGCCTCTTCATAGTCGATGCTTGTGCCCAGCGCATAATCCCACATATATAAAGGCTGGGCTGTGGCATGCGTAACGCAGAAAATCCGGGATAATTCATCCCATGTCATGGTAACCAGCTCATCGACTCCATCACTAAATGGATGGTTGTATGCAACCTTCTCATCCCAACTGTCAGTATCAGTATTCCACATCATCAGCCTGCTACCTGAGCCGGTATATAGATTACTTTCGTACTGAAGACAATTTCGGCATACTACGCTCGGTAAGGTATCATCAACCATAACCCAGGCATTTAGATCATTCCATCTCCATAGATGTCCTGTAGACCAGCCATATAACTGTGCGTTCCAAACAAATAATTGGGAGATCGTTCTAACAGATAAATAACTAGCGACCTTAGTAATCGTTGCCACCGTATCCCATTGGTAGAGATCGCCCGAGGATTTCCCTAGATAAACCTTACCTAGATATTCGCACATTGCATAACAGTAGCCTTGTCCGGATCCTTTTTGCGTCCAGTTATTCCCTCCATCCCATATCCATAACTGTCCAAAATTATTGGTCAATAATATCGTAGGACCGTAAGCCATTATGCAATAAGGACTTCTTGTCACATAGGTAGTGTGACTCACCTTCAACCAAGCGGAACCTGTCCACTTCCATAACTTATCAGTCTCTGCTGTATATATTTCATCATTAAGAACAACCATATCTACATAATTATATCCACCTGGGTTTCCCAAATAATCCCAGGTATCAACGCCATTCCACTTAAATAAATACCCATATCCACTATTCAACCCATATATTTCATTATCAAGAACAACCATTGAGTTAACATTTTTACTTTGATCATTCCCAGGCGCTTTGTAAATCCAGTCTGCGCCGCCCGTAGTCACGCTCCCCGTTCTCTTGACATACTGCACCTTTAGTTCATTGAGGGTATCCAGCCAGCTCTTCCGGTCGATCTGGAGGTCGTCCAGCATATCGTCTTTCGAGACTGTTGGGAGGTCCCCCACTGCTACATCGTCTCTCTTAAGTTTTAAGTGGAACTTACTATCGTTGCCGTATCGCACAATCCCGCTGATGTGAAATACGATCGCCTCCAGGTATGTCTCCGCAGGGATTTGTTTGTCGAACTGTATGCTTATGCCCCGCCCCTCGTTGTACAGGGTGTCCGCGACGTCGGAAAACGAATTGGCGTGGAGAAATGAATCGGGCAACCTGACCATTTCGGTAAAGATGTACCAGAAGGCATGGGCAGGATTGTATTCGTATGTGTTGATTATATTGTGGGAGTTGAAGGCGTAAGCCGGGGTCTTGCGAAATATAAAATGCATGGTCGGACAACGGTTGCAACCCCCAATAAAACAATCATCAAAATAGGAATAACAATTCTTTCTGTAAGGAGGGTTCAGCTTTGCCCCCAACTCGGCCGACATAGATGCATTGGCGACCTGATCAGCGGTTCCGAAATAGAAGTCCGCGGAGCCCATGCCTATGATGGTTCCCGGGTCGAATACTGTGCGGTGTGCCCTCAGATCCAGTGTCACCTCATCCAGGATGATGGTCTCTTCTCCGCCTGATTCGGGTTTTAAAAGGTTGCCCGACCAGACCAGCTTGTCGTTTGCGAAGACGCCGTACAGGGCGTCTATCGGGCCTTTACAGATACCGAGCGCCCACGATAGGAAATACTGATGCCCTGTCACGACTTCCTCGGTGCCGCCGCCGCCTTTCCCGCCCGTTTCGACCTCCTCTACCACCTCCTCGACCCGCTCCTTGCCGTACCAGAGATAGTTGGCCGCGCCTATCTTGGTTGTGCCGAGCGCATCGATAATTACCGCCCCTTCTTTCGCCTGGTTAATGGACAGGTCTGCAACATCAGGCTGGCCGGGGGCCGGCATGTCAGGGGTAAGGGGATCGATCATCCCTCCGATACCCATGCCGATACCAAAGCCTATGGCAGCGCCTACAGGACCGCCGATGAGAAACCCGACGACCCCCCCGAGTACACCGCCTATGCCCATACCGGTACTCATAGTATTACCCTCAGGTTATATTTCTTCCTCTTGTTCCACTGATGATCGCTATAGGAGATCTTGCGGACGCCGGTACCGGTTATGGACTGATAGAGCCTGCCCTCATGATATATCGATGCATGAGACGCAGCCATGCCGTACCGGACCAATATGATATCTCCGGACATGGGGCTGTTCAGAGGAGAGTAAATCACGTTTGTCTGGCTGACTATGCCCTGCAGGAGCAGCTCATCTTCATTATGCAGATGCCAGCCCTTATTGTACCTGGGTATCTCAAACTTGCCTGAAGAACCCTTGACAGGAACCCCCATCTCTTCATAAACCCTGACGACAAAGTGGATACAATCACATCCCAGCCCCTTAACCCCTGACCAGTGCCGGTAAGGTGTATCTTCCCAGCTCTCCAGAACCCTTCCGAGTTCGTCCTGCCTCTCCCTGCTCTCAAAGAAATATCTCACTTCCTTCCACCTTTAACCTTCTTCTACCCCTGCCATAACGTCGGATTATCGAGCGGTATATAAGGGTGCCCTCCGAAAAAATTCACATTGTTGAACTTCTCGTAGCACATGGTTATCGACCCATCGCACCCCGCATATACGGTCACGTCCCCGCCCGTGACCAGGCCTTCTATCTGATATCTTATCTTGATAGTGTTTCCCGTATGATAGACGATCAACCGCTTTGGGTCGCCATAGACCAGATACCCCCACTTGAAATAATCGTCCTCCTTCGTGGCAAAGTCCGCATGGGTTATAGTCAACCCGTCCGAACTCACAGTCACGCCGGTCGGAGACAGCGTATATCCCGTGGTAGATAGTCCGCAGTCGGCATCGAACAGAGACCAGTTGCATTGCGGTTGATACCTGTCCCTGGGAATCGGCTGCCTCAGGAAGAACTCGAACCCCACGCAATGGGCCTTTGCTGCCAAGCCCAAGATGGATACGGATTGGATCTGCCCAATGAATATCACGGATTTCTCAAGGGGGTCCTGATCCCGGAAGAGCCGCCCGATCTCCACCCATACGATCTCCACCGGGTTTGAAGCGATATATTTTATCAGCGGGTCGTCCGCCCTTGAAAACTCGACATCAACTGAATTGGCGTCGAGATTCGAATCGTATTTAACGGCCCCCCTTTTAATCGTAGCCGGCGTGTAGGTATTCCCTTCAAACACTACGGATACGTCCCCGTTCGTATGATAATAATACGTGCTGGCCTGCCATATCTTATACAGCTCCAGGGGCTTCCTGGTTGCGGCCTCTTCTTTGTCGATATAGGCCTGGGTGACTGTTTTCATGCGAACTCTCCCGGCACGCTGCTGAAGCTCAATTGCTCCGCGGTAATGGCGGCCGTCACGTATTTCATCTCCAGTTCGTCCAGGTCGAACCTGCTGAAATGCAGAAAAGAAACCAGAAGAAAAGGGAGGGTGTCTGATGCGCAATCCTTGCCGACCGCTGCGTCGAGGGCTAAGGTCATGGCCGTGGGCGCGCTCAGAATCTTTCTGCACACATACGTATCATCCGGCCAGATCAGTATGATATACCTCCCTGTCACATCATTGGGCAGCCAGTATGCAGCATATTCGATATCTTCTATGGTCAACTGGGTGTCCGCAGAGGCGATCTGGTCTGTCACCACAATATCAGCCTGCCAAGACGGAACCCAAAAGGGAGAAAGCCTGCCCATCTTGGAATCAAAGAAGTTCTGCAAAGTCCACAGATCTGCCCTGGACGTTCTCCGCACGCTCATCTCCAGAGGTGTCAGCGTTTCGACATAAGTGGATTCCGAATACGCCGGACCAAGACTCTGCAATATGCTGTACCGATGTTCAAAGGGCTGTTTCCTGCCGTCTTTAAACGGCCGGATAAAGAGGAGATCATACCCTTCATATATATCGGCGCCCGACGCCGGCAATGAATATGAAAACGAAGGCGTTGACTCGAAAGACTCCGTGGCCTCCAGTTGAAATGTTCCGTATTTTATGTATTGCGGTATTACCTCGGGGCCTTTGGGGATATGGAAATAATAGAGCGGGAAGATCAAGGAGTTCGCCGGCCAGGTATTTGCGAGATTGCCGGCTGTCGTTATCTGATCTGCCGCTAAAACGTCGATGGTGACCGCTTCATAGCTGGTGTAGTCCGACGGATCTATGAGGATGGCATCCCGATCCTCGTAGAAGTGGCGGTTTGCAGAGGATTCGATACTGATCACCTTCTGTCCGGATGCGGCCTGGGCCGTCAGAATGGTCTTGTCCGGCCAGACGGGGACGCCCCACAGCTCGTCCGGGTACTTAAAGAGCCTGCGTTTCAGCCAGTTCTGCTTTGCGTCGCTGGTGAGTTTATACTTGTAACCGATTTTCAGTCTCGGCCAGGTGTATAGGGCCGACCGTTTTCCCTTGCCTGTGATGCTTTTCTGCATACCCGTCTTCCATATGTGGGAAAGAGCCAGGCCCCGGCCCGGCGGCAGCGTAAGGTATGCATTCACGCTCATCTCAGTCTTCTTTTCACAGTGCTTGGGGCCTGCCCCATGAGATTGAATATGGCATTCTTGCCGCGGGGGGTAGCCAGATAAGCGTCGAGCATCGCCGGAGATACTGCGTTCAAGATGGTAATCTCCTGGGGCCTTTGTTCCTGTTTCATCTCAACAGGAACAGACCCGCCTTTCAGCGGGATATGGGCCTCGGGCACGCCCGCATAATAGATACCAGGCTGCCTGGACACTCCCCCCTCATCGTATGATGGCGGCGACGCGCCCGCTATCATAGACATCTGAACGCCCATTTTGAGCGCGATGATGCCTGCCATAATCCCCTTGGCTATGGTAGAGGGTATTGTGGGATCCCCCCAAACCTGCATGATTGCAATAGCACTGGCAATACCGGCCTCAGTCATTGCCGCAGCTTTATATATCATAAAGGCTTCTTTTGACTGCTTGCCGCCGGCCTCCGCTATCTGCCGGAACGTCTCGGCGATTCCGCCTGCAGCTTGTTGGGCAAATTGCAGCCTGGACAGGTTCTGCTCTCTGTTTATCCGGGTAATCTCATTCTCGGCCCACTCCGCCACACTGATCTTATCCGCGCCCGCAGCCTCCCATATCTTTACCTGCTCTTCGATCTTCTCGCGCTCAAGGTCGTATGTCGAGGTTACCATTTCATGATACACGGCGCTGAACTCCTCCTGTAAACGCAGCCGGGCCTGATATTGCTGCTCCGCAAGAGCGAACATGCCTGTGACTACGTCTACGGTCGGTTCTGCGGGGGCGGGTAGAGACGCAAGGCCTTGCGTCTCTACGCCTATGGTCGGTTCCGCAGGGGCGGGTAGAGATGCACGGCCTTGCGTCTCTACACCGGCGTCCTTCAATTTGTCCACCGATGCAATGGCTTTATCGATTCCCTCCCGGAAAAATTCCACGCCTTTTGTCAGCCCGGCAAAGCCTTCTTTTACCTCCGCTATTGCGTCCCTGGTCTTTTTGGGCGTTGTATCCCCCAGCAAACCACCCTCTCCCTCCCGGCCGAAATAGAACTCTTTCGCGTCTTTCAGGACTTTCTTCATCCAACCATAAGATTCCTTTAAAGGCTCTGTTACATGTTTTTTCACCCAATCTACTTCGAATGTCTGCTTTATGTTTTCCCAGGCAAAGGTAAAGGCTACGGCGGCGGTCTCTGCGATCTTAATGCCGAACCCGATACCGTTATTTATGGCCCTGAATGATTTTAAGACCACCGAGGCTGTCTTCTTCGCCCACTCGTCGAGCTTCCCCTTGCTCTTGAGTTCGCCTATTTTGGTCAGGAGCGCACTAAGGTTTGTTTTTAAAAATTCAAAGATGCCCGATTCCATCACTTTCTGTTTGAACTGCGTCCAATAATCGGACAGGTTCGATACCATTCCGCCCCAGGATTTAGACAGCCCTTTCATCCCGCCGGAATAACGCTCCTCCAGCATGGCCATAAGCGTCTCAGTCCCTTTGACCAGGTTATCTCTTGTGGATGTCATCTCCGTAACGCTCTTAAAGCCTGCTTTTTTTGCCACGTCCGATGCCCGCAGACCGAATTCCTTCATTCTCTCAAACTCGCCCTGTGACGCGTCCGCTATCATCTCTACGGCCGACATTATAGGCTTGCCCATTGCAGCGGCAGTGTCTCCCAGGGTCGTCATATGTTTCTTCGCATTCAATCCGTATGCCTCAAGCCTGGTCGCTGCCTCCACAAGGCCCGGGATCTCAAAAGGGGTCGATGCTGCAAATTTCTGGATCCATTTCATGTACTCCTTTGCCTTCTCATGGGATCTCAGAACGGTTCCCAGGGTGATCTTATACTGCTCCATCGATGAAGCGGTATTCAGGAAAGATTTCGCCAGCAGCCCGGCGCCTGCTGCTCCGGCCAACGCAACAAGGGCCGCCTTCAGGCCGAAAACCCCTTTCTTCAGTCTTTTAAACCCGGCAAGTACGCTTCTGCCCGCGGACTTCCAGTGCTTTGCCATCTTCCCTGAAGCGGCCTTGGACCCTCTCTTTATCCGGTCAAAGGCGCTGTTCAGGTTCTTATCCGCCTTTTGGACCTGACCTGAGCCTTTATCGTCCACCTCCAGGGTGATGTATACCTTGTTTTGTCCTGGCATCTTTTGCTACCATCCCGTGTATCAATATGAGTTTATCGAGGAGTCCCTTTGCCTCTTCCCTGTTACATCGCATGCCGTACACGTTGAACACCAGGGGGAGCGCATG